TATCTGTGTCCAGGCTTAACCTGGCTACTGCCAAGTAATATTCTATTAATATTTTGCTTTTGGGTATTGAAAACTATTTCATTTCAATATTCTTCCCTTCAGAAGTCCCTATTGGTACTTCTTTGTAAATCTTGAGTCAACATTTAATAGTTGCTCATTAGTTATCTCAGAATTGAAGTAAATCTTCAATTGTGATTGGTCTAGATGGGCTTTAAATAAATCTCCCATAATTATTCATTTCAGAATTGAAATAAATCTTCAATTGTGATTGTTTCTTTATTATCTACATTATTTTCTGCAGATATAATAGGGTTATCTTCTTCCATTAAACGGATGATTGATTCATCATAAGTTGATTGTGCTTGATCAGCACATAAACTCGTATACTCTATAATGTCTATAGCATTGTATTCAGGAAATCTTGAATCCAAGAACTTTTGGAATTCAATTATTGTACCCATAACGTCTTGATATTGAATACGTTTTGGATAACTACTCCAGCTTCGATCATGAAGCTTATCTCCTATATCACAGAATTTTAATAATACTGTGAAAATCCTATCAATGTCTTCTTGATTGAAGTCATTAATATTAACATCATTAGATATTACATCTAGTATAAGTAACAAGTCATCAATTGAAATAGAATCGTTGATAACTGATAACAATGGTAAACAAAATAAGTTTATCTCTTCATCAACTATTATGTTTGAATTTAATAATTGATCTAAACCTACTGAACTTGAAATCTTTATCAATTCCAGATAGTCAATTAAATTACCTAATTTTGTATTTTGTAATCCACCTTGGTGATATAAATTATATATATCATCCTTAATTGATTTAAAACCATGAAATTTTAATTCTTGACTAATATCTAGATCTTCATTACCTCTAAATATTTGATTTAAAAAGGCTAACGAAAAGTTATCCTTAACTAAAAATATCAAGAATATTAAATATTCCTTTGATAACTCCATTCTATCAGATACCCGTAATTTATAATATGGGAAAGAAGTCGTAAATAAGCTATCTATTGGTAAAGATAACTTTGTTTTTATAAACTTTAACTCTAACTCAGTCAGAGATAAAGAATTTTTACAGAATTCTAAAAAATAGGATCCTGATTTAGAACTTATTATGGAATGTTTCTGCATCCATATAACTAAGGAAAATCTAAAGGATTGATCTCCTTTAGATAATAATCTAAGTGGAATGGGAGTCATATCTTTCTCATCCATTATCAAATATTTTGCAAACTCTGCTATTGGTTTACAGAATTCAGGTACACGAGGATTATAAAGGTAACCCTTGTGAGTATTACATTCTACGTTTATACAACGTACCATGTTAGAATAAATATCAGGGACCTTCATTCCTGGATCATCTACACTAATTACTAGATCATCACCTAGTATTCTATAAAATTC